GTCCTCCCGTTTATGTCAATTTGTCTGAGTTAAGTTTCCTGAAAAGGACTTTCACATATTCCAATGCGTTTGGTAGACATATTTGTCCTCTCGAAATTGAGAGTATTACCAATTCTGTGCAATGGAATAAACACGGTTCCCCTAGTGATGTCTTTCCCATGGTGGTCAAAAGCGCCCTGGAAGAGATGGTTCTTCACGGAGAATCTATGTATATAAAATTTTCGGCCGAATTAAGTAGTGCCTTGTACGCTGAACCTCGCTTGTCACGAGTTAAGTTTAATATATATGACTATCACACTCTGTTTTATATTCTTGAGCAGAGAATGGTTAATCCTAGTCAAGAAAACGCCTTGTATTTTGAGGCGGTCCGTCAAGACCGAAAAAACTGTCATCCAGGAATGGGACTCAAGATAATTGTAGTAGTCTTGAGTAGAACGAATCCTGGATACCAGCGGAGGATCCCGATCCCACTGATATGTGTGCGCCGCTATATAAATACAGAAGACATATCCTACAGAGTAGATCAAGTGTTTCTAGCCTTGATTGATCTTATACCTCTAGAATCCGAAACCATAACCAAATCAGATATTTCAAGTAACCAGTCTTATTCTAAAACTGGAACCATGTTGTATAAAACGAAGGAGAAGGCCGATATTGTCACTTTTGTTGATGATACCGTTTCTTCAGTACGACAGGTTTTGCCATCATTATTTCCTTCTGTCTTGCCCAAGACCCCCCCCGCTTTTTCTGAATTCAAGTCTGTTCTTTCTAGACCTGTTGTTCTTTTTAGGAAATTGCTTGATATTACTGACACTGGCCTGCTCTATCAAGGTTCAGCATCAGATGTGCTCTCGAATACCACGAATCTTGATATCCAATCAAAATTCATGGCTATGCGAGCTGATCTCCACATCAAAGTAGTAGTCAACGCAAATCCTTTTGCATTAGGTAGGATGATTCTTGCGAGTTATCCTTACCCTGATGCTCCCCGCGAGCCTCTATTCACGGCTATGAGTTTAACCTCATGTCCATGGATTGAGATCGATATTGGACCTGGAGAGTCTGCGGAATTTCGTATTCCGTATTCCTCCTTGAATAATTTCTCCCCCTGGAGTGAACAAGAGTGGTCGAATTTTTATTTGGCCATTATTGTCCCTTTAGCCGGAACCACTACGGGAGAGACTGCAGAAGTCACCGTTTATGGTTGGTTGGAGAACACCCAATTTATACTTCCCACCGCTCAGTCGCGATCCGATCATGGATCTGCCTTCGAAGGTACAGAACAAGAATTCGATGCTTTAATGGATTCTTACACCCCTCTTCCTGAGGCTGCCTTTGAAAGTTGGGAAAAGAAAGAAATAGATGAAACTACCAAATCTTCTTCTGGTGTTAAAGTTTCTGGAGTTGCGCACGGAGCTGCTGGTGTAGCCGCCGCTTTGATGTACATGCCCTATATTGGACCTTGGGCTCGTGGCCTCGCTTGGCTCCTTGAGAGTGCAGGTAATGCACTTGAAGCCAGGGGTTGGTCTAAACCTATATCCAATGCTCCCAGAACTACCACGGCGCTTGTTCCCGCACGTGGTTATTGTAACACGCAAGGAGTAGATCAGTCTATTTCTTTATCATTACACCCGTACAATTCACTTGATCCGGATCCAAAATTGGCAGGCATGACTGACGACGATATGTCGTTACATACCTTTTTGAACAGAGAACAGTACATTTCCTCTTTTGTTTGGGCAACCACTGATGCCGCTGACACGGAGTTGGCCGACTATACTGTCGGTGCAAATATGCAACTATCATCGTTTTTAACGCAAGTTGCCTCCCGTTTTCGGTATTGGCGTGGTTCTCTTATTTTTAGGATATCTGTAATCAAAAACCAATATTATTCTGGACGTATCGCCATTCGATACTTTCCTTTCAATACGACTTCGTCCGCTACTGCTCCTAATGTTGCCTCAATCGTTCTTGATCTGAAGGAAAATAGAGAGGTTGTCTTCAAGCTGCCTTATTCAGCTTATACTCCTTATTTACCTTTTAATCAGACGATGGGACACTTTAAAGTGTACGTTGTCAACCCTCTTAGATCAGTTGATGGTTTGCCTGACCCATTAACTTGTCTGGTTTCCTGGAATGCTGGAGCCGATATGGACTTCATGTGCCCAGTGACAACCGCAATTAGTCGCGCACAATCCGGTGTTCCCGATCAGGTTCAGATCGGAAACCTCGAGAGTAGAGCGATATCACTTTACTCAAATGACTGCCTTACAATACAAGGAAATCTTATGTCCGCAGGAGAGCGTCTTATTTCTATAAGACAATTCCTCAAAAGATTTACTTTTGCACTTGCAATACGCGAATCAACTCAATTCGATACAATGTATTTTGGAACTATCACTTCTACGATCCCCTTAGAATGGTTCTCTTTTTACTATCGTTTTGTACGTGGTTCAAGGCGTTACAAGTTTTTTGTAAGACGTCCGCCCATGACAGCTGGAGGACTTCCTTGTGAAAGCATGTATTTATATGCCAATCTTGGAGTTGCTACCTCTAGCACCCCTGCTGCGCCTACAACAGTCCCAAGTAGCCCTACTTCTTTTTCTTCACAAGCTCATAGCCAGAATTCGCATGATAATTGTGTTTTAGAAGTATCGGTTCCTATGTACTGTCCCCAGCAACGCCAGCCCTTGACTGATGACGTCGGAACGTTTGTACATTCACGTTCCGTGTTAAGTTTCGAGGTCGATTATAATACTAGCATCTATACAATCCAACCCATAATAGATGTGTATTACTCGATCGGAGAAGACTTTTCTTTCGGTTATATGGCAGGATGCCCCACAGGATCCTAGTTTTTCCATAATTGTTTTGACTTTATAAAACAAC